AAAGACAAGTTTACTGGAAAATTAAAGGCCTATGATAATCAAGAGTGGTTAGAAATTGACGAAAGGTATTTGCACGAAATTAAAAATAATAATAAATAAAAAAATGTTAAACGAAAAAGAATTAGAAAAATACACATATCAAATTGAGAAAATAAAAGTTCAGAACGATTGGCCGGCACGAAACACAATAGGCGATGCCATTGAAGATATAATTATTGAAAGTAATTTAGGAGAAATAGGATTAGCAGAGTTTATTGAAAGAATAGAAGAACAAATTAGAATAGCAAAAGATTTAATGGATTTTTGGAAAGATTAAATTACAAATATGAAAAATAAATTATACGCAGTAGCTTTTAAAAAAAACAATGAAGTATTAAAAATTATAAAAATGGATAAGGGTATTTTTAATATGCTTTGTATTTTTAGATTTAAAAAAGAAGCAGAATGTTTTTTACTTTATCTTGATAAAAAATTAAGAGAAGATTTAAAAATTATAAAAATATGCGTAATTTAAAATTTGAAAAAAGTGGATATAAAATAATTGATCCGGATATTCCACGAAAGAAAAAATTAACAGAAGAACAATTAAGAAATATGTTTAAAAGAGTTTATGGAAAAGAGCCAACCGGAAATGAGTATCTTCAGTTTAAATTATATCATCAGGGTAATATTTAAAATTATGGTAGAAAAAAAAGAATTAAATTGGAAACCTAAAACTTGGATATGTCCAAAGTGCAAAACAGAAATAGGAAACGATTATAAAAAATGTCCTGCTTGTTGGTCCGGACCATTACCATTAAAAGAAATAAAAGAAATAATTAGTAATTATTACAAAGAAAAGAAAGAGCAAAGTAATAGAAACTATTGATATCAAAAACAGGAGCAAACAAAGGAGTGTTAATTATAACCCTTTGAAACCCTTGACAAACTTTTTGAAAAGAGCCATACTGATAATATAAGTAATAACATCTTTGGGACAGCAAAGAAAAAAAGTAACATGCTAATAGACGACGAAGAAGAATGCGAACCTGACGAGGATGTGGCAGGCGCAAGTCAAAATGGTGAGAGATAATAATTAAGTAAAATACAAACATGAACTCTTATAAAGAAATAGCATTCCAAAAAGATAAAGAAATACAAGAACTTAACAAAGAAATAAACAGCTTGTATATTTATAACTCAATTGGAATAATAATTATCATAGCGTTAGTTGCTACTACAACATACGCCTTAACAGGATCAATCTTATGAATAAATTATTTATAGAAGTAAATGTTAAGCTGATAATTCCGGACAAAGCAGAGCCGGAAACAGTAATAAGAAACATAGGTCAATATTATAAAATAGATAGAGTGGCCAATCCGATTGAAGGAGAGCCATTATTACTATTTATTAAGGATATTGAAAAAGATAAAAAATAAAATTAAGTATGGAAAACAAAAAAATAGAACAAAGTTTAGCAGTAGTAAAAAATGAATTGGCAACAATAGCCGAGTTGGGAGATTTAAAAATAACCGGCAAGCCAAGTTTAGATTTATCAGCAGAAGGTTTAAAAGCTATAAGTAAAGTTTCAAAAGCAATTAAAACCGAAAAGGATAGTTGGATTGCTCCATTGAAAGAGCAGATTGAAAGACATAAAGAAAGATATTTACCTTTTGAGCAAAGAGTTGCAGAGATTGAAAGACATATTAAAGCAGAGCAAGGCGCTTATCTTACAAGGTTAAGAAAAGAGGAAGCAGAGGCTAAAGCAAAAGCTGACGCAGAGATAGCAGAGAAAATGAAGGACGGAGAAGATGTCAGCAAAGACATTGAAAAGGCCGGAAAGAAACTTGAAAAGATTGAGGCCAAAAGCGATACAATCAAAACCTTTACTTATACCGGAGTAAAGATATTAGACAAAAGTAAAATACCTTTACAATTCCTTGATGTAAATACTTCGGCTCTTTTAGAGGCCTTGAAAACAGGACTAAAAGTTGAAGGAGCAGAACTTTACACAGAGGAAAGAGTAAGAAGATAATAAATTAAGTATAAAAACATGGCAGAAAAAACAAAAGAGTATTTAGAAGATATTAAAAAGTTGTACGCAGAACTATCAAAGCCATTGGTAAAAAATGCAATACAAAGAAGCAAGGGAGCAGATACTAAAAAAGGATATGATACAACTGGATATGGTTATCAGTTTATCGTCAATCGCTTTAATGAGGTTTTAGGAATAGGAGGTTGGAATTGGTCATTTGAAGAAATAGAACGAGCAGAAGGACAATACAAGTCCGGAACAAAGTTTATCTCAATTACTGGAAAAGCAACAATAACAATATCTTTACCTGAAGGAGAAGTATCTCATAGCGAATATGGAGGACACCAATCGTCAAACCTTACAGACGCATTAAAAGGAGCCTCAACAAACGCTTTAAAGAAAACATCTGCTTTCTTTGGAGTAGGCAAAGACGCTTTTGAAGGAAGTATTGATGAAGATAATCAGGACCAACCGGAAATAAAAAAGCCGGCCACTTCATCAAAGCCAAAGACAGACGATCAAGCTACTCTTGAGCAAACATTATTGATGATTGACGGAATTGAAGATATTAAAACTTTGAATGTTTGGAAGAAGAAACTTGAAACAAACAAAACTCTTGGCGAAGTTCAAAAAAGAGTTATCAATGGCCGATTAGAAAAAAGAATAACAGAGTTAAAAGAAACACAAGAAAAATAATATGGACATCAGGATAAAAAATTACTTATCTTGGAGTCAATATAATCTTTTTACGAAAAGTCCGGAGCAGTATAGACAAGTTTATATTTTGGGAAAACCGAGTTTCAAGAATGTAGAAATGGAGTTTGGCTCAAAAATTGCTTCCGGACTGGAGCAGACAGATCTAACTGGCGATGCCGAGATTGACTTCTGCAAAGTTTCTTTGCCGGAAGTTGACGAAAGCGAAAAGGAAATGATAGCGCAAGTTGGAGATATGAAGTTGCTTATTAAAATTGACGGATATAAAAAGGACCATACAATCTACGAATATAAAACAGGCCATGTGGCTTGGACTCAAAGCAAGGTAGATAAGTGGGAACAGATTACTTTTTATGCGTATGTTTATTGGTTGATTACAAAAGAAGTGCCGGACCTATATCTTGTTTGGATACCTACTCAAAAAATTGAAGGGGAAATATCTTTAACAAGAGAAGCACCGGTAGTATTCCATACCAAAAGAACAATAAGCGATTTTTCAAAGCTATCTGTAAAGTTAAAAAGGACTTGGGACGAGATAGGTAAAATGGTAAAAGACGAATTGTATAATAATTAAAAACATGGAAACAATAAGATTAAAAAAAAAAGATTTCAAGGATACGGACAATTACTGGAAAGAATATATTGGAAAACAAGATGTATCAGATTACAATGGAAATATTGAAATAGAAAGTAATCTTGGATATGTAAGATTTAATTCAATTAAGGCAAAGGGATATATTTTAGCTGAAGCAGGTTCGGGCATTAAATCAGGTTGTGGCATTGAAGCAGGTTGGGACATTAAAGCAGGTTCGGGCATTGAAGCAGGTGAGGGCATTGAAGCAGGTTGGGGCATTAAAGCAGGTTGGGGCATTAAAGCAGGTGAGGGCATTAAAGCAGGTGATGGCATTGAAGCAGGTGATGGCATTGAAGCAGGTTGGGGCATTAAAGCAGGTGAGGGCATTAAAGCAGGTCTATCGATCACTTGTAAATTATCCCTTAATATTGCTTATAGAATTTTTGCAGGTTTAGTAATTTGGAGACAATCAAATAATATGCCTGATGAAGATAAAACTATTTCTTGCGGTAAATTAGAAAATGGAGAAGTTTGCTTTGGTATTTTAAAAGAAACAGGATTCTCCGAAGAAAAAAAAGAAATTGAAGAAAATAATCTATCCGGAAAAGAAGTTGAAGTTAATATAGATGGCAGGATTTATAAGGCAATAATAAATTAAAAAAACATGGAAAACGCAAAATCAAATCTTAATGTAAACAGTTGTTATGTTGGAGGACATATCACAGCAGATCCGGAGTATAAGTTAACCGGAGGAGGCACAGCAGTCGCCAATATGACAGTCGCAGTTAACAGAAACTACAAACAGGGAGAAGAATGGAAAAAAGAAGTTGAGTTTATAAGAGTAAAATTGTTTTCAAGGTTGGCAGAAACAGCGAACTCAATTTTAAAGAAGGGAGATACAGTCCTTGTTATCGGCAGAATACATACGAGCAGTTGGGAAGATAACACCGGAATTAAAAAGTATATGACCGAAGTTATTGCCGAGAACTTTCAGAAGGTAGATCCAAAGACTGACTTCTCTACAAGGGAAAAGCCGGAAGAAGATTTAGAAGACGAAATTGGAAAAGAAATAGAAAAAATTGACATTCCTTTTTAGTAAATAAAAATAATTAAGTATGAAAAAAAATCAAAAAGTAATTAAATTATATTATCATAAGACAGACGGAGGAGCAGAATATTTAATGGATACATTTATTAAGTGTTCTAATGGTCAAAAAGAGGGGACTGTTAATAACAAAACAAAGTATATAGTTAGATTTGACGGAAACATTAAAAAAGACGCAGATCTAACTATCAATAATTAAGTAAAATATAAAAGAATGACAATACCAGAAGATTTTAAAAAAAAGACAGAAGAAACTTTAGCAAGAATACCGAACAGAGATGAGTGGTGCAATGAGCATAAACTTGTTAAAGAAGTGTTTACTATTTCAGACTGGCTTTTAACGCACGACCTTGATACTGTCGGAGAAGCAGAACTTATCAGGAAGGGTGGCCGGTTGTTGGGGATCTATAATTACTTGAGCAATACTGCTTCACGAGTTCGCGCTGAAAGAGATATTTACGAACAGCAGACCAAAGAAGATACCAACGAGGACATCATCAAGAATAGGGCCTTACCGGACCTTACAGTCGCAGAGGCCGAAGCACGAGCCAAGCTAAAGAACGGAGAAAAGCAAAAGCTGACTTTATTAAAAGAGTATGAGAGAAACAATTACGATAACCTCATAAACTCAATTAAGAATATGCTAACTTTTTTCCAAACAGCGATTAGTGTTAAGAAAGGAGAAAGATTTGTTAGTAGAGATTTAACAGATAATTAAAGTATAATAAAAACATGAATTACCAAGAAAGGTGCAGTCATTGTGGCCATATCAATACAGCTTATGTTCACAAATTAAATATCCCTTTGGTTAGAGCATTAAGACAGTTAGTTGACTTTTATGAAAATAATCATAAAGGTTGTAATTTACAAAAAGATATTAACTTAACTAAAAATCAGTATAATAACTTTCAAAAATTACAGTATTTCGGATTAGTAAATAAAACTGCGCATGGTTGGTTTCCTACCGATCTTGGCAATAACTTTATTTTAGGAAAAGAAAAATGTCAGGATATATCAGCGACAATGGAAAGTATTATATTGCCATTAACTCACGAGGCTTGGAAAACAAACAGCAGATATCCGAAAATGATTTCCGTTAGCGATATTGATATTTTTTCTTATAAAAAAAGAGAAGAATATAAATTAGAAAAAAGTCTTAATTTGTTTAGTTGATATGAATTTTAAAACAAGCAAGGCAAAAAAGATTAGAAAAATAGTTAAAGGAGAACGAGGATACCTTTTAAGTTTGGTTTATAGAGATGCGCGAAGCAGGAAGCCATGGTTTATTCCGAACTTTATTTTCAATCCAATTTTTGATTACTTATTTTTAGGAAAAGGCCGAAGATAATAAAGTCTGGCAAAGCGCCGGACCTTGGGGAGATAGTTTAAGAGCAAAGTAACTTGGCCAGAAAGTAGAATAGTGTATCGCCTAAAAAACTGTGCCTATTCCACCAAGTTAAATGGAGTGTGCAAATCCTCCTCTCTCCACATGAAGATTACCGAGCAAGATATTCAGAAGCAGATAAAAGAGTTCCTTTCTTTAACAGGTTGGTTTGTAGTAAAAAACAATACAGTTGGAATATATGTCAAAGCAAGAGATACCTATATTAAAAATCCGGCACGAGGATTACCGGATCTAACAGCAATTAAGGCCGGCCGAGTAGTAATGATAGAGGTTAAGCGCAAAGGAAACAAGCAGTCGCCGGACCAGTTATACTTTGAGAGAAACTGGACCGAGCATGGAGGAGAGTATTTATTAGTTTATAATTTAGAAGAAGTAATAATAAAATTAAAATAAGCAAAGAAGTATGAAAATACCAAAAATAAAAATAGTTTGGGGAGAAAAAATGAAAATACCAAAAGAAATAAACATTGTAGAAATATCAAATGGATATTTAGTTGGAGATAACTATTTCGCTAACAAAGAATTAGTTTTAGCTTACTTAATTGAAGTAATTAAAAATCAAATTAAATAATATGGAAAAAGAAACAATTGGAATAATTATAATACTTCTCGGTATGTTCGCATTATCCATTTTATGTATAATAATATAATTAACTAACCCCCTACAAAAGATATGGAAATAAATATAAGTTCAATTTTAAGAATAGTAGTAGAAATATGGGTTTTATTCCACTTAACATTAGTTTGGTCGGCACTAACACATATATTTAATTATTTATCAACATTTTAATCTAATCTAAATAATATGGAAAAAGAAACAAAAGCACTAAATTACGAAAGGAGCATAACTTGTCAAAATAAAAGAGGAGAGTTTGTTCCATCAATTCCACTTCCTTTTTATCAAGGTATTTTTAAGAAGTGTGATTGTGGTAAAAAGTTTTTAACCGAGAAAGCATATCGTGAACATTACGCATTAGAACATATATTAGGATTAGATTAAAATTATGAACAAACCAAACTATTACATTTTAATAAAAGACGTTGATTACTTCGGAACGATAATTAAAAAAGGGGCTGTGTATATTAGAAATAAAAAAGATAGGGATAATTTTACTCCTCATATTGAAGGAAATATATGCCCAAGTCAATCTTTAAGTTTCTATTTTGTTGAAAGTAATGATGATTATTTTGTGCCATTTATTAAGCCAATAGATTAAATAATTTTATGACAAGAGAAATAATTAAAACAAATGTTAATTGTTTCCATAGAGCAAGGAAACGCAGACCAAGAAAAAATGATTAGAGAAGAATTAAAAAGTTATGGTTTAATAACAAAAGATAATTTAGAATTATTAGAAGAAACATTATAAATATATGACAAAAAAAGAAGTTCAACAAAGAGTATTACAAAATGGTGGACCATTAGACTTAGATAAATTTGAGTGGGATGAGAATACTAAAACATTCTCAAGTAGTGAATACTATTTAGTGTTAGATTTTAGTGATGTTAGTTATTGCACATTTGACACTAGTTATAATTGCATATTTGACACTGGTTCTGATTGCACATTTAAGACTAGTTCTAATTGCACATTTAACACTGGTTCTGATTGCACATTTGACACTAGTTCTGATTGCACATTTAACACTAGTTCTAATTGCATATTTGACACTAGTTCTGATTGCACATTTAACACTGGTTCTAATTGCATATTTAACACTAGTTCTGATTGCACATTTAACACTGGTTCTAATTGCACATTTGACACTAGTTCTGATTGCACATTTAACTGTAAAGAAAATTGTGTAGTAGTCAGAAGAGATGTTTATGAGGTAATAGAGCTTAACGGATTAGGTAAAATTAAATTAAACAACTGGGGAGTTAATGGATATACAAGAATAGAAGAAACAAAAATAAAAGAAGCCGACGACAAAATGGAAGAAGCTATGACTCTTTTAAAAGAGAAAGGTTATAAAATAATTAAAGAGTAATGGTTTTTAGCATAATTAACTAAACCCCCTACAAAAGATATGGACTTTGAAGAAATGAAAAATAAGGTAATCTGTGGTGATTGTTTAGAGGTGATGAAAGATATACCAGACAAAAGTATTGATTTAGTTTTAACAGACCCACCGTATGGGATAGGGGCAGATAAGGGGGTTGGGGGATTTGGTAGTAGTAAAACAGATAATCATTATGAGGATAGTTGGGACAGTGTTACTCCTGATAAGGAAGTATTTAATGAGATATTAAGGATTGGTAAAAATGTTGTTATTTTTGGTGGGCAATTCTTTACAGATAAACTACCTAAAAATGGACATTGGATTGTATGGGACAAAAAGGGAAATATAGTTTTTGATAATCCTTTTGGAGACTGTGAACTTGCTTGGACTAATTTAGATAAAAAATCAGTTAAAAAATATACTTGTATTCAGCAGGGATTTGTAGCAGAGGAAAGAGATAGATTTCACCCAACACAAAAACCTGTAAAATTATTTGGACAGATTATAAATGATTACTGTGTTGAGGGGGGAGTAGTGCTTGATTGTTTTTTAGGAAGTGGCACGACTGCAGTCGCTTGTAAACAATTAAATCGTAATTATATTGGAATAGAAATATCAGAAAAGTATTGTGAAATAGCAAGACAAAGATTAAGACAAAATATTTTACTATAAAGCCGACCAAAGAATAAATAATTTATTATAAAGATATGACAACAAAAGATAAAGTGGAGGAGAGGAATTATGCTGTTTATTTTTCCGAAGGAAATAAACCAGAATATAATATGTATTGTTATAGGGTAAAAGCTTTTAATAGAGATGAAGCTTATGATAAGGCAAGAAAATTATTAGAAAAAGAATGTGAAGTTAAAGGAAGCCCATATTTCTTTATAAAGGAACTATAACCAACCACTAATAAGCAACTAATATGAGAACAATAAAGTTTAGAGCATATCAAGAAAAATTAAATAGAATGTGGGAGTGGAATGAATTAAATGATTTACCATTATTAGATTTAGAAAGAAAAGATTACTAAATTATTACAATAAACTAATATGAGCCAACTTCAAAATAGGTTTGGTCCGGAAGTAGAACAGTTTTGGAAGTTGAGTTCTTACAATTACGAATGCTTTAACAAGGAATGCGAACATCAAAATCACGCAGACTGCACTCATCATATTATCAGTCCGACAGCAAGTGTCTTTATCAAAGGCGATCATAATGAAAGCATATTCAATAGTTGCCGGCTTAATAACGAGAAGTGCCATTTATACCGAGCAATGCAGAACATTGATTTACAAAAAGAATACCTAAAGAGAACAGCAGAGATAGTGGCGCAGGCAGTTGAGAACGGAGAGTACATTTTAACAAAGAAAGATTACGCTTTTTTAAGAACATACAAAAGCATGTATGATTTAGAAACACTTTCTTTATTTGACTTTTCAAGAGTAATATAATAAAATATATATAATGAACAACGAAGTAGCATTAAATAACATCAAGACTATCACAGACATTAAATAAATATGAAAAATATTGTTTATACATACGGAGTATTTGACTTATTGCACTGGGGACATATTGAATTATTAAAAGAAGCAAAGAAGTTAGGAGATTATTTAATAGTTGGAATATTTACTGACGAAGTTGCAACATCTTTTAAAAGAAAACCAGTATTGTCAGAAAAGACAAGATTAAAAACAATAGAAAGTTTAGGATTAGCAGATTTGGTTATTTATCAGAAAGAGTTAAATCCTCAATCTATAATAAATAAATACAAGATAGACATTGTAGCGAAAGGAAACGGAGCAGGATTTGAAGAAGCAGAGTTTAAAAATTGTCAAAAGATGTTGTTAGATTATCATAATGGTATTTCAACAACAGAGATCATTAAAAAAATACAGAATGATTATATCAAATAATTTAATTGGTAAAATGCCTATTCCAAAAGACGCTATTATAAGAGTTAATTTGGCATGGGTAAGCAAAGAAGAAGCGAGAAAGATATTATCAGAAACAAAGAATGATATATATTTAGATTATCCTTCCGGAAGAACAAAACCTCCGAAGCCAACAATGACATTAGATGACGCAATAGAATTAGCCAACGAGTTTAAGGTAAAATATTTTGCTGTTTCCAATATAGAATGTATTTGTGATGTATTAGATATTCAATCAAAATTATATTATTCAGAGTTTGTTCCTAAAATTGAAACAGTAAATGGAGTAGAGAACATAAGAGAAATAACTCAAGAGGTTGATATTATTATGCTTGATAAAGAGGATCTATATGTTGATTGTAACGGAGAAGGATACGAAGATTTAATTAACAAAGTAAGAAGTTCTAAAGTCAAAGTATTAGAATTGGCCGGAGTAATTTTTATATGACAACAAAAGAACAAGCAATTCAAAATCTAAAAGATATTAAAAAAATATTAAACGAACTTGGTATAATATTTTGGCTTGATTTTGGAACATTATTGGGAGCATATAGAGATAAAGATTTTTGTGAGGGAGATGAAGATGATATAGATTTTGGGTTATGGTATAAGAATAAGTCTAAATTAAATGAGATAATCAAGAGAGCAGAAAAAAAAGGATTTAGCGTTTTACATAACTGGAAAAACGAAGCAACTTTAGGCAGAGGAGATAGCAGGGTTGATTTGTTCTTTTACCATAGAAACGAAGAAGAAGCATACACAAACCTTTACACAATCAAAGACGAAATTGCTAATTATGTAGTAGTTCCGGCTAAACTATTGGATAACTTTCAAACAATAAACTTCTATCAAGAGGAGTTTTTGGTTCCAAGTCCAGTAGAGGAATATTTAAAAGTAAAATACGGAGATTGGAAAACACCAATAAGTAGAGAGATTTACAGGCCATCTAATTCAAACCAACACAAAGCAGTAAAACATAAATACGACATAGAGCCATTATCTGATTTAACCATATTGATAACAACTTTTAAAAGACCGGAAGCATTAAAAAGATTATTAAAATCAATAAAAGAATATTATCCTAAAGTAAAAATTATTGTTAATGACGATAGTGAATATGACAAAGGAGTATCTTGGTCAAGGAATTATTTAGTCAGTCAAGTTAAAACACCATTTTATTTATTGCTTGATGACGATTTTGTATTTAGCAAAGATACAAAAATAGAATTATTACTTGAGAAACTAAAAACAGGATATGATATTGTTGCCGGAGCAGTTAGAAATACAAGGGGAGAAATAATCCATTACGAAGCGAGACTAAGGTTGGAGAACGGAGTATTGAAAAAAGAAACAGTAAAGGAAGAACCTTTTGACATAGTCCTTAATTTTTTTGTAGCAAAGAAAGAAGTTTCAGGTTGGGACGAGGAAATTAAAATAGGAGAACATTCTGCTTTCTTTTGGGATCATAAAGGAAAATGGAGAATAGGTTATGACCCTAATTGTATTGTAGATAATGTTCCTATATTAACAGAAGAATACAACGAATATCGTGGAAGGGCCTTAACATATATTCAGATGTGGATGAAAAAGAAAGGCATTACAAAGTCTTATATGGAACCGAAAGCAACAACACACGAGATACCTAAAATCATACATCAATTTTGGGTTGGAGATAAGCAGGTTCCAATGGAATGGATAAATACTTGGAAAGAAAAAAATCCTAATTTTAAACACATGCTTTGGACAGAAAAAGAAGTAGATAAGTTCGGACTTGTTAATAGAGATAAGTATGATATTTTTTATAAAGACAAATGCTTTAATGGTTGTAGCGATGTAGCAAGATATGAGATATTAAAAAAATACGGAGGTATTTATATTGACGCAGATTGTGTTTGTTTAGAAAGTTTTGAGGACGCTCCGTTTATGTCAGAGGAGTTTTTTGTAGCATACGAAGGAGACGAACATTATTTTTCCGGAGAAACATCTTTAAGAAAACAGCAGATAGATAAATACGAAAATGTAGTTAAGAGATTAGCAACATCACCAATAGGAACAAAACCAAATCATCCTATTCTTGATAGATGTATAGAAGAAATAGGAAAAGCAGAAGAAATATATCCTCCTTGGAGAAAAGTAGCCAATGTTATGCTAACGAGGGTTGTTAAAGATTTTGACATTAAGATTTTACCTCCTTATATGTTTTTTCCAACTCATCACGACGGATTTAAAAACAAAGTAAAAGGTAAAGTATATTCAGACCATTATTTTGGAACTACAAAAAAAATATATAAAGAAAAGGGTTGTAATTATAAAAAAGAAACAAAGACTACAGATTTAGAAAATATAGCATTTTGCATTAAGACATTAAAAAGACCGGAATGTTTAGAAAAGCTAATGTGGTCAATCGTAAAGTATTACCCTGAAGCCCATATTTCGGTTGCTGACGATGATAAAAAGTTTAATGTAGGATTTTATAAGGATCTATGGAAAAGACTAATGGAAGCAGGATTAAAGCATAAGCCAGTAGCTTATAATTTAGACTATGATACCGGACTATCTGCTTGCAGGAACTTTCTTATAAGCAAAGCAGAAGGAGAGTATGTGCTTATTTTAGATGATGATTTTGTTTTTACTGACGAAACAGACATAATGAAGATGAAACAGATTTTAGATAGCAGTCCTGACATCGGAATAGTTGGAGGAACAGTATTAAACGATAATCAGGAAACTCACTTTGAATGTATTTTTAAAAAAGACGGAAGCACTTTATATCAAAAGCCGGATACTAAAAAATTAAAAGAGCATAAAGGAATAAAATATAAAACAACAGATTGCGTATTTAACTTTGCTTTAATGAAAAAAGAAGTATTTAATGATGTTAAGTGGGATAATAAAATAAAGATAAAGGGAGAGCATACAGATTTTTATTTAAGATTAAAAGAAACAAAATGGAAAGTTGCTTATTGTCCGGAAGTAAAGATAGACCACCAACATATTAGCAAAGGAGAATACAGAGAAATGAGAGCAAGAGATACATTTTTTCTAAATATGTTGAAAAAACATGGCCTCACTAAATATGTTTATCTTAACGGAAGGACATTTGAAGTCAAAGACGGAAAGATGATAAATTATAAATCAGAGAAACCAATAACATTAAAAACAAATGGAGGAAACAATTAAATTAGAGATAGTAAAAAAGAACCTAGAAACAAGAGTATCCGACAAAGCAAAGGGAATATTCTTCGTTAATAGCATTTTTGATGAAACACTTTTAGAGTTTATATTCTTTGATATTAAGACTGCTATTGAAAATAAAAATATTGATGAAATAAAAATATACATCAATAGCAATGGTGGAAATACAACTGTTCTCTTTCCTTTGTATGACTTAATAAAAGGGACAGAAAAGAAAATTAGCACTATTGTTATTGGTAAGGCTTACAGTTGTGGAGCGATGCTTTTACTAGCAGGAACTAAAGGAAGCAGAATGGCATATAAAAACTCCGAGATTTTAATTCATGAAGTAGCTTGTAATTTTGGATATAACAAGAATAGTCAAACAGCAGAAGATGCTAAACACCTTGATTTGCTTAATAAAAAATTAAGGATAATGGTTTCTGAAAACTCAAAAATGACAGACAGAGAATTAGATAAATATTTTAATTCAAATAAAGATATATTTATTAACTCTCAACAAGCATTAAGATATGGAATAATTGATAAAATAATATGAAAAAAGTTTTAATTACCGGATCTTCCGGCTTCATAGGAAAACATTTAATGGATTATATTCTGGACAATAACTTGGCCGAAGTTTATGGTATAGATGTTTTAGAGGGAACGAACATCTTTACTCACGAGGCCATACCGGATATTGATGTAGTATTTCATTTAGCCGGACAGACAAGTGTCGGCAATTCAATAGAAAATCCTTTCTTTGATGCAACGATGAACATAATGGGAACGATACAGATATTAAAATTATATCCGGAAGCCAAGATTATTTTCGCAGGATCAGTAGCAAGCAAGGATATTCAAAGTCCTTATGGCTTATCAAAGAAATGCGCCGGAGAATATATTAAATTATTGGCCAAAGATTGGACTATCTGTAATTTTCCAAATGTTTACGGACCAAACAGCAAGGGAGTAATTGATACTTGGCTTAATGCGAAAGAGATTATTGTTAATGGTTGGGGAGTCCAGACAAGAACATTCGTCAATGTATTAGATATTTGCAAGGCCTTGATAATGGCAACAGAATGGAAAGGCGAATACGATTTAGGAAGTGGAAAAGAAACTAGAATAAAAGATATTGCCGAAGCAATTGCTAAAAAAACAGGAAAGAAGATTAGTTATGCAAACGAAAAACAAGGAGAAATACTTAATTCATTAGTTTTTAATACTACTCCGAATTGGTCTCCGGAAGTAGATATTTATAATTATATTAAAAAAAATGGACAACGATGAATTGATTGATGTAATTTTTAAGCTAACAATGTGTGCCATTGTTATAGGAGTAATAATAAGCGTAATAATAGTTTTATGGAAACAGTAAAAATAACCGAAGAAAAAATAGAAAAGTTAATTACATTATACGATAATTTTAAGAAGGCAGAAGAAGAAGCGAGCAACGAACTTTCAAAGGCTATGATGAATAAAAATCGTAGAATAAAATATAAAAATGAAAACCTTGAGGAGAGTGTTCTTTGGGAGGAAATAAGATATTCCGGACAGAACGGAGAAGCAAATAAGATTTTAAAAGAAAAGTATCCTTTAATGTTTGAAAAAGCAGAAAGTCAAGAAAAAACAAAAGCAGAATACAAAGAATATTGTATTAAGGAAATAGAGATTGATCCTACAAGATTAACATTATCAGATATAATAAAATTAACTTTAGCATTAGTAGATTATAAATTAAAAAAGTAAAATGAAAAAAGTAATTATAGGTTTTGCAATTTCCTTAATATTGTTAACAGCAACACCAGTATCAGCAGTAGGATTTAGAGAATGGGATAAGGCAGTTAATGATATTATTACCTTGCAAGAGCAACAAGCACAAAGCGAAGCAGTAATATCTAATCTTACTACAAGGGTTGCACAATTAGAGCAAGAAAATACAGCATTAAAGAACAGAATAGGTATCATTGAGTCAGCAATCAAATCATTACAAGATAATATAATGGCCGGATTAAGGAATATCTTGGCTGTTTTAGTAGCTAAAAAATGACAATAAAAGATATTAAACTATAATTATGGCCAAGAAAAGTTTAGCCGGAAGGCCAACAAAATTAAATAAAGAGGTTGTCAAGAAATTAGAGGAGGCTTTTGCTATTGACGCAACAGTCGTTGAAGCTTGTTTTTATGCTGATATATCAAGAGAAACATTTTATAATTGGATGAAAGCAGATAAGCGATTATTTGACAGATTGGAGTCATTAAGAGCAAGACCTATATTAACAGCGAGAACAACTGTTTGTAATGCTATAAAAACAGACGCTGATATGGCAATGAAATATCTTGAAAGAAAAAGTAAAGCAGAGTTTAGTCCGAGAATAGAAACAGACAACAAGAACAGAGAAGTTTTTGATGAGTCAGCTAATGAAATTAAAAATATTTTAGAAGAATTAAGAAAAGAACCAAATGGCAATAACGGAGTTCAAAATAGAGAAGGAGGAGATGTTAAAACCTCCACTACCGAAGTTGACGGAAAGAGAGAGAACGATAGCGAAACAATTAGCTAACCTTTTTATTGTTGAAGATAGAAAGTTTGGAGAAATTATTACCGAAGGGCAATTGATTATATTCGCTTCTATTATTTTTAGAAAGATAAATAGAGTTCAGATTATTTGTCCAACACAATACGGAAAGAGTTTAACAGTAGCTTTGGCTTGTATAATATTAACAACTATTGAAAAGAAACTTTGTGCTGTTGTCGCTCCGAGTAATGAAAAGGCTAAAATCATAATGCGATATTTTATTGAGCATTTAGGAGATAATTATTTATTTGAAGGACAGCTTGAAAAAGACACAAGGCTTGAAAGGTTAAGACAAGAGGGAAGCAAGGATAGAATTGTATTAAGAAATGGAGGTGGAATATTTGTAGTATCAGCAGAACAGAAGAATTATAAAAAGAGTTTTGCTTCTGCAATGGGATTAGGAGCAGAGATTGTTATTGAAGATGAAGCTTGTTTAATTCAGGACCAAACAGAAGCTACCATTTTCAGAATGATTGTAGGTAAAACTAACGAAAGTTTTTATTGCAAGATTGGAAATCCTTGGTTTAGCACTTATCCTTATGCTCACTTTTTAGAGAGTTGGAAAAGCGATAAATACCATAAGATTTTTATTGACTATAATGTTGCAATAGCAGAAGGCAGAATGAGAGCAGAGGATATTGAAGAAGCAAGAGGCAAACCTTTTTTTGGAGTTCTTTATGAGTGCGAGTTTCCTTCAGAAGATGAGATAGCAAAGGACGGATACAGACAATTAGTTTATTCAAAGTATTTACGATACGGAATAACACCGGAAGCATTAAAGACAGTAATAGACAAAGAGAGAAAGGCAGGAAGGAAACTGAAAGACAGATTGAAGTTAGGTTGCGATATCGGAGGAGGAGGAGACTACAATGTTTATGTTTTAAGGTTTGGTCCTTTTGCAATAGTAGCCGGAAAAAATCAGAGCAATAACACAATGGTCAATGTTGCCGAAATTGAAAGACTACAAAAGGAATGGGGAATTGAGTGGAGCGATATCAGTATTGATGACATTGGAATTGGTAGAGGGGTTGCAGATAGATTTAGAGAAAAAGGATTGCCTGTCAATTCAGTAAATGTGGGATCAAGCGCAATTCATAAAGATAGATTTTCAAACCTCAAGGCAGAGCTTTACTGGGAATTGGGAACATGGATTAGAGGAGAGAATGTTAGATTAGAAAAGAATGATAATTGGATACAGATACTTTGGATTAGATATTCAACAACTTCAGAAAGATTAGTAAAGATTGAGCCTAAAGCAGACCTTGTAGCAAGAAGCAGTAAGTCTCCGGATTATGCAGAAGCATTGATGTTAACTTTTTATAAGAAACCTTTTGTAGGATTTATATAATAATAAAAAATAAATGGCAGAAACATTTAGAAAAGACCACGAGATAGAAAATAGAGATGAGAGAAAATGGTTTAGCTATCTCAAGGAAAAAGCTATTAAGGTTAACTTTGGTAAATTAGAGTTAACAGCAACTATAAAGAACGGAAAGATTGTCGCTTTTAACAACATTAAAGAGTGCGATAGTTTTAATATCAGAGAAACAGATTAGTTAACACTTGACACCATTTATATATTTGCTAAAATAATAATATAAATTAAATAGCAACGACATTTTATTCTTGAGGAACAAGGATAGCCGGCTCTCAACAGGGCCTTGTGGTTATCCTTGTTTTTTTATAACAAATGGCAAAACAAAAAAAATCAATCAAAGACTCGTTCATTGGCTTTTTAGACAGAACTAAAAGAAAAACATTTTACGGATTGTTTAATTACGGAGATTTTGATTATGTAGATTACGAAAAGAGAGGAGGATATGATTTATATAAGCTATCTCTTTATCTTAACAAAGCTATTAACAAAAGAGCCGAGAAAGTTGGAGAGACCACTTTTGTAGTAGAAGATTTAAAAGGAACAATGGTTACTGATACAGGAGGTCAGGCAGAATGGATTTATAGATTATTTACAAGGCCTAACAAGTTGATGAGTAGCAAACAATTCTTTTCAACATTACAGAAGCAAAAAGACTTACTCGGAAGGGCCTATGTTTATTGTATTTACAAAAGCTCTGTTCCTGAATTATTTGGAAACGAAACCGGAATGAAAAACGAAGTTGTTGAAATGCACTTATTAGACCCTAATGCTATTACAGAAGTTTTTGATAAAGAAACAAACACAATTACTCAATATAAATATCAGACAAAGACTGAAGGAGAAAAGATTTATGAAGCTACACAAATAATTAGAATTGTTAGAGTTGACCCTGCTAATCCTTTAGGAGCAGAAACATTGATTGAGGCAGGCAAGAAAGTAATCTCAACCGGTATTCAATTAGACGATTATCAATCAAACATTTTAAAGAATGGAGGAAGCGTAAAAGGAGTATTCAAGTTTAAGGATACAACATTAACAGCAGAAGAAATAGAAACACAGAAAGACAGATACAGAGAGCAGTTGGCCGGATCTAAAAAAGCAGGGACACCTTTATTCATAGGAGGAGACGCAGACTATACTCAATTAGGATTAAATCCTGAAGAAATAGGATATTTGGCAAGTAAGAATTGCAACCTTAATGACATTTGTGTTATGACCGGAGTCCCTAAATCTATTTTAGGAAACTTTGACGAGATTAAATATGACAATGCACAAGCAAGCTACAGGATTTTCTTACAGGAAACTATTGAGCCGGAAGTTAAAGAAATAGTGGACGCATTTAATTACACAATCATACCTGAAAATTATAATTTGTCTTATAAGAGTATTGTCCCTGAAGATAAAGTTGAAACAAAGATGTTACTTGAGGCCGGAAGCAATACATATTGCTTAACTACAAACGAGAAAAGAAGAATGATTGGCCTTGATGATATTAAAGAGGGAGACACAATTCTTGCTCCTTTTAGCTTAATGCCAATCGGAGAACAGAAACCAACAGAAGCGAAAAGCATTTTAAAGAAATCATTTGAGCCTATTATCAAAGAAGAAATAAAACAAAGCTACGCTGAAAGCCAAATAAAATACATTGACCAGAGATCAAAGCAGTTAGAGCAAGGAGTTATTAACTTTGCTAATGACCAAGAGAAAAGAGTATTTAAAAAAATAAGTTTAAAGAAATCAATCAAAAAAGGTTTTAAATTAGAATTAGATGAGATGTATGACGATGAGGTAGCTTTAGCAATTAGCTTTATTACTCCTTATCTTGAAGAACTAATATCAGACGCAGGCAATGGAGCTTTAGACCTTTTAGGATTAAGCAAGCCATTAACAATGACAGAAAGAATGAAAAAGATTATGGAAGCAAGAGCAAAGTTTTATGCAGAGACAACAACGGAAACAACCTTTAAAAAACTAACAGATACATTAACACAAGGATTTGAGGAAGATGAAACAATCGTCCAGTTAACCGAAAGAGTCCAAAATGTTTATAAGGAATATCCTAAATACAGAGCCGAGCTTATTGCAAGGACAGAGTCAACAGTATCAAACAATGAAGGATTACTTGAGGGATACAGGCAATCAGAAGTTGTAGCCGGAAAAGAATGGATTGCTATTTTAGATGACAGGACAAGACCGGAGCATGTTATTTTAAATGGAGAAATAGTAGGTTTAGATAAAAACTTTAGCAATGGATTACCATATCCTCAAGAGCCTAATTGTAGGTGTGTAATTGGGCCGGCAATAGAAGAATAATAAATAAAAAAACATGAAAGAAAAACTTTATAAAATATTAGATGTTAAGGTAAAAAGCGTTAATGAAGATAACGCTACATTAGAAGCAATATTTTCCACTGAAGATGAAGATAGACACGGAGATATTGTTAGGCAGAACTGGGATCTAAAGAGCTTCAAGAAAAACCCTGTTATTTTAAATAGCCATAATTATTGGAGCGCTACCGATGTTATTGGTAAGGCCGAGAAGATTGGCATTAAAAATGGAAAACTTGAAGGTAAGATTAAGTTCGCAGTTGAAGAAAATCCAATTGCTAAAATAATTTTTGACCTTTACAAGGGAGGATTTTTAAGTGCTTTCTCTGTAGGATTTATTCCGAAAGAGTTTTCAGACAAGGGAGAGATTATAAAGTCAGAATTATTAGAGGTTTCAGCAGTTTCAGTTCCGGCTAATGCTTATGCTTTGGCCAAGAGTGCAGGTATAGACATTAGACCCCTTGTTAAGGGCATTATTGATGGTTTAGAGGCCGAAGAAGAAGATAATGAGGATTTGGACGAGATAGAGGAAGAAGAAGGCGCAGAGGACGAATTAGAGGAGGAAGAAGAAAAAGAACCTGAAGAAGAAAAGCCTGAAGAAAAGGAGGAGGAAAAAGAAGAAGAAAAAATAGAAGAAGAAAAAGATCCGGAAGAAACAGAGGAAAAGAAAGAAGAAACAGAGGAAGAAAAAGAGCAAGCAAGAATTGATGCTGAAAATGCTATCAAAGAAGAAGAAGCCAAGAAAGAAGAAAGTGAAGCTGAAGAAGTAAAGCAAAATATAGAAGCAATGTTAAAGTTAGTCCAAGCAACCGGCGAGAAATTAAAGGCCGAAACACTTCGCGAAGGAGTCCGAGCCGATGCTATAAGATTGTTAAATAAAACAATCAGGGAGTCAGTTAAGATTAAAAATAAATTATAAACAAAAAAATGAGTAAAAAACTTGAAATTGAAAAAGAGTTGACCGAACAAGAGAAATCTCTTGTTGAGGCAACACAAAAAATGATACTGGAAACCTCACAAGGTATCTCTGAAAAAGCAATT